AAGGACAATGCCGGCAACGTGCTTAAGGATCAGTATGGCAACAACATCCAAATCACCGAAACAATTGGCACTACCGAGCGGCTTATATCCCTTGACGCGACTCTCGTCTTTCTTGCGGCTGGAACGCTGAAGATAACGATTGACTGCGACACAGCAGGCTCAACGATGGACGCCGGTACGTTGCAGATCAACCTACTGGAGCGCTTCTCCGTCGTCGGCCAATCTATCGACATGCGCACGGCGCTACCTGCCGACACCTTGCAGATTGACCTACTTGCCGACTTGCAGAAGATGTTCAACCTGTACTTCTACCAGTCGCCGCAAGATCCGTCACTCATCTACATTGAGCCGTGGACTACCTTCTACTCCAGCGGATCAATGGATTGGTCGCAGAAGTCCGACGAAAATGCGGAGATGACGATGATATGCGGCGATCCTGAATTACGCAAGCGCTTCACCTTTGCCTACCGCGATGGTGGCGAGGCGCTATCCAAGCAGTACCGCAACACTTGGCAGACAGGCTATGGATCAAGGCAGTATGACACCGACAACTTCTACGGACGCGGTGAGCAGGTCATCGAAACAAAGGCGGCAACAGTCATCCCAGCGCAGTATCGCACGAATATCGTTATGGGCAGGACGTGGGACGTGGAGGCGGATGGCAGCATACGTACCATGAAGACAGGTTACAGGCTGGCGCAGTACAACTACGTTAAGATGCAGCCGTCGCCAAGTGGCAGCGTTGAAACGTGGCTTTGGATTGATGGCTTCAAGACTACGGTAAGTAGCTGGGTCAGTGGCGACACGTTGCCATACATCGGGCATGTTGACAATCCGTACAACCCAAGCCAAGACTTGGCGTTTGGTATGCCGAGGCAGCTTTACTTTGCCTTGCCGGATGGACAAGCGGGATTTACGCCATACACCAACAACAACCTATTCAACGTCTACTGGAAGAACTACATCGAAGAAATAGCGAGCAAGGAGGCGATGCAGGTTGAGGCAACCTTCCTGCTGACCGTAAGCGACATCGCGACGCTTGACTTCCGCATCCCGATTTACTGGCACGGCATCAAGTGGCGGCTGCTTGAAATTAAAGATTACAGGATCGGGCAGAACGTCATGTGCCGGGTGACGCTGCGCCGCATCTTAAACCTCGCCGAGTTCAGCGCGCAGTCTGTCGACCCTATTGGCAACTACAACCTCAACGCGGAGGTGCAAGGTGAGTATTACCCGCAAATCGTCAACCCAATAAAAGGCAAGTAATGGCAGATGTAGACAAAGAGATCACCGTCAAGGTCAGGGCGGAGGACGACACCCAGAAGGCGACGCAGTCAGCGAAGGCACGCCTCCGCGACCTGCAGAAGCAGATGCTTGACCTCGAAGCGGCAGGTCAGAAGAACACCGACCAGTTCCGGCGTATGGCTGCCGAGGCAGGATCGCTGAAAGACGCTATCGGCGACACAAGCGCACAGGTCAAGGCGTTGGCGTCGGACACCAGAACGCTGGACACGTTCACCTCTGCGATTCAAGGCATTGCAGGCGGCTTTGCTGTTGCCCAGGGTGCAGCGGCACTGTTCGGTGAGGAGAGTGAGGACGTGCAGAAGGCAATGATGAAGGTTCAGGCGGCGTTGGCGTTGGTGAATGGCGCTACGGCTGTTGCCAATGCGCTGAACAAGGACTCCGCGCTTATGGTCAACCTGAACGCAGCGGCGCAGCGTGTCTATGCGATTGCCGTGGGGACGAGTAGTGGCGCACTCAAGGCGTTTAGGATTGCACTTGTTTCAACAGGCATCGGCGCGGCGGTGGTAGCCATTGGCTTGCTGATTGCCAACTTCGACAAACTGACGGCGGCGGTCAAGGGATTTCTGGGGATTAAAGTCAAAGAGAACCTTGACGAGCAGATTAAGTCGATGGAGCGTGCCGCTGAAATCGCCAAGGAGCGCGGCGCTACCGAGGCGGAGGTCTTTGCGATGGAGTTCGACATCAGCAGGAAGCGGCTGCAGAATGCGAAAAACGAGGAGGAGATGGCAGAGGCGCGGCATCAGCATAACGTCTTGCGGGCGCAGTATGAAAGCTATCTGAAGAAGGTGGAGTTAGACAAGCAGGACGCCGCCGCAAAAGAGGCGGACAAGAAACAGCAAGAGCGCGACAAGGCCGCCGAAGAGCGCAAGAGAAAACAGGAGCAGGAGAGGGAAGCTGCAGCCGCGAAGCAGAAGGAAATTGACGGCATCATTGCCAATAGCAGGCAGGTGTTGTTAGAAAACAGCCTATCTGCCAACGAGCGCGAGTTGGAGCAGATTGACGCCAGCTATGAGGAGCGCCTCGCTAAGGTCAAGGGCAACGAGGAAGCCACTAACCTATTGCTGGCGCAACTGCGCGCTGAACGTACGGCCAAGATCAATGAGCAGCAAGATGCAGCGGATCAGGCGGAGTTAGATGCGCAGAGGGCGCAGCTGGACTATCAGGTACAAATTGAAGATGAGCTATACGCAGAGCGCGAAAAGCTGCGGCAAGAGGACTTGCAGCGTGAGAAGGAGTACAATGATGCGCGTGTTCAGTTCTACAACGCCGCGTCGAGTAGCGTGGTTGAGATTATGCGATCGCTCGGGGGCAAGAGCAAAGCCGTCATGTTGGCGGCGCTGGCGTTGGAGAAAGGCATGGCAATAGCGCAAGTTGTTATAAACTTGCAGAAGGAACTGGCAGGCATCAACGCCAACGCAGCGCTGAACCCTGCTAACGCCTTGACAGCTGGTGCTGCTGGCGTGACGCAGGCATTAAGCCTTAGCACGATGGCGAAGATTAACGCTGGCCTGCGCATCGCGGCTATTGCAGCCACGAGCATCGGGCAGGTCAGGAGCATCACTGGCGGAGGCGGAGGCGGAGGCGGAGGCGGCACAGCTGGCACAGGGGGAGGCGGAGGCATGGCAGCGCCACAGGGCAACGCGCTGAACCCGAATAGCCAGTTGATCAACCCGAACACCGGGCAGCCACAAGGCCAGCCACTACGCGCCTACGTCGTAGAGTCCGACGTGAGTGGGATACAAAACAGGCTGCGCACCATTCGGCAATTTGCACAGTTGGGGAACTGATGATATTTAACGCTATGGAACTACCAGTATACCTGATGACCATTGACGAAGTTGACGAAGGCGTCAGCTACGTCGCCCTCGTTGAATCCCCTGCGATTGAGCGGCCATTTCAGGCCTTTAGCAAAGAGAAGATGCGATTTACCGAAACAGGGGAAAAGCGCGTATTGACAGGGCCGTTGATGCTGGCAGACACGCCGATCATACGCCGCGACAAAACGCGGGGCGAGTATTTCGTTATTTTCCAAAGGGAAACCATCCGCAAGATGGTGCAGAAGTACTTCAAGCAGGGCAATCAGCACAACGTCAACGCTGAACACAGCACCGCCATTGATGGCGTGTATATGTTTGAAAGCTGGATGATCGACAGGGAACGCGGCATCAACCCACCGAATGGCTACGAGGACGCGAAGGATGGCAGCTGGTTTGGTAGCTTCAAGGTCGAGAACGACAAAGTGTGGGAGGATCGCGAACAGTTCACCGGGTTCAGCATTGAAGGCTACTTCGGGATGCAGCCAACGGACACGGAGATAGAGCTGGCGATGGCGGAGTTTGCCCAAGCCTTTGAAAGTTTTTTGCATACTATCAAAACCAATGATATTTAACACTATGAACCTATCAGATCGAATTTCAGAATTAACACGCGTGCTGCGTAGCTTCTCCGCTGCACCAGCGCCAGCAGCTGCGCCGTTGGCGTTCAGCGACTATAAGTTGGAGGATGGCACGATGATCCGCGTCGATGGCGAGTTAGCCGTTGGCACGTTGGTCTACGTCGTGACTGAAGAAGGACTGCTGCCTGCACCCGATGGCGCACACAGCATCCCCGAAGTTGGCGTTGTGACTACCGAAGGCGGCAAGATCGTCGAGATCGGCGACGCTGCACCGGCACCAGCTGCACCCGAAGCTGTTGAGGCGCAAGAGGTAGAGATTGAAGTAGCACCCGAAGGCGAAGGCGCACCCGCCGATCCGCATGAAGAGCGTATGCAAGCTATGGAGGCGGCTATCGCTGCCTTGGCCGCAAAGGTTGAAGAGATAATGGCGAAGATGGGCGGAGAGGTCGAAGCTAACGCCGCTCGTTTCAGCACTATTGACACGGCGCTGTCAGCGTTGGCGCAGATGCCTACGGCTGCACCGAAGAAGAGAGCAAGTGACGCTGTTGTGGAGTCGGTGAAGATGAGCCGTGCCAGCAGACTTGCAGAAGTACAAGAAACCCTAAAAACCCTAAAAAAATAACCTATGTCATTTTCAATCGCAACAATCACCGGGTACGTCGAGCAGAACAAGCTGCCTCTGATAACCCAAACTGTATTTGACGCAAAGACGCAGTCATTATTGCAGAAGCGCGTGGGCATTAAGTCGCAGGAAGCGTTAAACATCATGGACACCGACGCTGTGTTCCAAGATGCAACCGCGTGTGCGTGGAACGCCGACGGCACTACCACATTCAGCCAGCGTACAATCACTGTCGCTCGCGTTAAGGTGCAGGAGGAGTTATGCCCTCGTTCACTTGAAACGGCTTGGCTGGCATCGCAGCTGACGCAAGGCAGCAACTACGAAGGCGTGCCATTCGAGCAGGCTTTTGCAACGCAGAAGGCGAAGCGCATCGCCGAAGGTATTGAGCGCGCCATTTGGCAGTCAGTGCCATCGGTTGCCGCTGCAAGTGCTTCGGTATCAGGAACGGCAGGATGGGCTGTAGGCGCAACGTCGCCATCAGGTGATGCGCAGTTGAACCGCACAGGTGGTGGTGGATTGCTATGGCTGACACGCTATGGTGCAGGTGCTTCCAGCGTCGTAACCGCGCAGCTTGGCGCTAACTTCAGCGATTCGACGATTGTCAGTGGCTTTGAAACAGCATATAACAACCTGCCAACACGCGTCATCAGCAACAACGACTTGGTAGCTTTCTGCGGATGGGACTTGTATCGTATGCTCGTGCATAAGTTGGTGACTGTCAACTTGTATCAGGGCGACCTCGGACAGGTAGCTGGCGGCGAGATGTTCTATCCCGGAACAAACATGAAGGTCGTAGCTGTGAATGGATTGAACAACACGCAGCGTATTTTCGCTGGATCTCTCTCCAACTTGTTTTACGGCACGGACTTACTCTCCGACGAAGACCAATTCCGCATTTGGGCATCGTACGACAACGACAGCGTTAGATTCCAAGCCGCGTATAAGTACGGCGTGCAGATTGCCTTCCCTGCTGACATCAGCTTGGTGTTGGGCAACAACGCTACAACTCCGGCTCTGAAGACCGCGTAAGTTCGTGGGGAGGGGCAACCCTCCCCGCTTCTTTTCTTTTGTCAATAACTAAACGAAATAGATATGGCTTGCGCTCTAACAACTGGATATAAATTAGGATGCCGCGACAGCGTCGGCGGCATTACGGAGATTAGGCTTGCGCCATTCACGGCGGTCACAAGCATAGTCACTAACGCGTCATCGCAGGTGACAGCGATAACTGGAAGCGTTGGCAGCGGCACAACAGGTGCAGGTGTCAGCGGCTTCTACAAATACGAACTGCCGAAAGGTGTCGGCCAGTTCACGGAAACGATAAACGCATCAACGGAGAACGGCACGGTCTTTTATCAGCAGGAGGCTACGCTTATCATCAACAAGCTGCAGCAGGCTGTACGCAACGAGTTGAGGCTGGTGACTACGGCGCGTATGATGGCTATTGTTAAAGATAGAAATGGCAAGTATTGGCTACTTGGCAAGAACAATGGCATCGAAGTAAGTGCTGGAACGTCGCAGACAGGTACGGCGATGGGTGATAGAAGCGGCTATGAGTTGACGCTAACTGGCATGGAAGAAGAGCCATGCGTTGAGGTTACGGCTGCCGCGGCAAACGCTGTCACCTCATCGACACAAACGCTCGAAGGATAGCGTATATTAGCATCAGTTTTGGTTGGTTGTTGAACCCTGCGTATGGTGGCGCAGGGTTCTTTTTTTTGCCCTAACTTTGCTCTATGCGTGTATGTATTGTCTATAATCAGCATCCGACAGGGTGCAGCTATTACCGCTTGGAGATGCCAAGCAGTCGCGTCCATGAGATGTTCGGCAGCGAGGCCGAGTTCGTGAGCATCGCTGACGTGCGCACCATGAGCGATGAAGAGCTGCGGACTATCGACGTGTTCCTGTATAATCGCACTTGGATCGCAGGGCCAATTGAGGCGGTCAAGCCTGTCGCTGACATCCTACGACAGTACGGCGCGAAGATCATTCTTGATATGGATGATTACTGGCACTTGGGAACTGGGCACAGTTTCTACAAGCACTACCACGACACGAACATGTCTGCGATTGTCGCCGAACACGTAAAACTTGCGGATGCGGTCATCACGACCACGACGTACCTGCGCGATGAGATTGTCAAGCTGAACAAAAACGTGACGATCTGCGAGAACGTGCCGCATCTGTTGTACGACCAATTCAAGCCGCAACCTACCAAGAGCGAGCGCCTACGCTTTGGCTACTTCGGTGCTGCGCAGCACACCGAGGACGTGGCATTGCTGGAACTGCCACTGTCGCGCCTCTGCGACGATCACACGCTGGAAGGTCGATATATGCTGTACCTTGCCGGGTGGAATGAGGGCAACCCGATATATCAGCAGTATGAGCAGGTGTTCAGCAATAAGGGCAAGAACAACAACTACGGACGCATACAGGCGGCGGATATTTACAGCTACGTTGGCGGCTACAACTTCATTGACGTTGCGCTTGCGCCGCTTCGCGACAATAAGTTCAACAGGTTGAAGTCGGAGTTGAAGGTCACCGAGGCCGCATGGATGAACAAGGCGATCATCGCCAGCAACGTCTGCATGTATGCCGACTGCATCACCGACGGCTGGGATGGCGTATTGGTCGACGAAAAGCAACCGAAGAAGTGGTACAAGTCGATGAAGGCTATGATCAACGAGCCAGCGATGGCGCGTGAGATGGCGGACAGGCTGACGGCGAAGATGCAGAAGCGATTTGACATTGATGAAATCACCAGACGCAGGTTCAATTTGTACAAAAACGTGGCGAGGGATATTTCAATAAAAGAACTTCATGCTATACCTCAAGGCGAGCCAGAGCAACACGATAGCGGTGACGTGGACGGAGCGAGCGAACAGCGCGACAGTGTATCGGTTGCGGCTGACCAACCTTGCGACGCTGGAAGCCACTGACATCTACCTCAACGCGATTGACAACCT